ATGAGAGAACGATTTGAACAACGGCTGTTCCGCATCTTTGCCCAGGCTGGTTACTCCCCGGTGCAGCTTCTCACCATCACCCCGGAGGAGATGGTGGAGATCCCCGGCATTACCGTTCCCAACATCCGGGCGGTGCTGTGCGTCCAGAACAAGGTGCTGGCAGACCGGAATAAAGTCCGCAGCGGCAGGCTGGTGGAGGAATTGCTGAAAGAAGCCGAAGAAAGCAGGTGTTGCCATGAATGAACTGCACCTGCTGGACATACTGGCGGCCCGGCATGGCTGTTTCATCTCCGACTTAAATCTTTCGCCTATCCTGCGGCGGGCGGCCCTTTTGGACCTGTGCAGGATGGATGAGAACAGCTACCCGCTGTCCCAATGGCAGGACACGGTGCGCTACCTTACCGGGGATGAACGGGATTTTGCCAGTGTAAAGGAAATCCAAGCATTTATCAAACAGGATATGGAGGCAGAGGGATGAACGATGATTCCACAGAAAAACGCATGGCCGGTGATTATGAGATTATCCAGGCGGTGCATATAGGCGACCGCGAGGTTGTCCTGGGGGAAAATCCGCAGGATGAAACCGGCATGAAGTATATGTGCGCCTTTTGCCGGCAAAACGCCTTATTTGCAGAATACAGCGAAGTGATGGCCAGTGATGATTTCCCGGAGATTGTGGAGCTGTTCGGCCAGCGGATTGCCGAACAGGCACAGAAAACCCACATAGAGCTGAACAAGCCCCGCATACAGGGCATAGACGACCGCCCCATCACAGCGGAGGGCTGCATCCCCATTTCCCATGAGGATGATCTGCACGGGAAAATCATAGTGATAAAGCCGGAGGTGCTGCGCCGGGAATACCGCAGGGCTACCCGTCAGCTCAAGCTCTGTATGGGAGGCTTTGGGGCTTCCCCACACAGCAGGGGGTCAGCCTGTTACTGCGTTGACCTTTATACTGGCAAAGAAAGCCGCTATGAACGCATGGACGTGCTGGGAACGATACAGCCGGAGGACCTTCCCGGCTGGGCCAAACATGGACTTACCTCGATTCAGCAGGAACAGGTTCAAAAGAAAACCACGAAGGAGCGTGAACGATGATGGATTACAGAGAAAACGCCGGATATATCATTACGGATTCCTGTCATGTGGGCGACAGCGAGTTTGTGTTGGGCGTTCATTTGACAGCGCCCCAGCAGTTTGTCACCTGGAAATGCAGTAACCGGACGGACTACGATTGGGGCCACTATTTCAGCGATCTGTTTTCCGCGCAGAAGGATTTGGTGGCGCGGGCGCAGGAGGAGGTGCAGTGCCTGGAGGATCAGCGGCAAAACACTATTGTGCCGGAGGCCCCTTCCTATTCCCCATGGGGCAATATCCAGGAATGTGAAACGCTCTGCCCCGGCGTTTATTCCGTTTCTACCCCAGGGCATGGCGGCGTTATGGTGCGCCGGGAGCTGGCGGAAAAGGTATTCCGAAAAGAAGCGATGGGCTGCGGCTTTGTTGAGGGCGGCTACCTCTGCTTTGAGGAGGACTGCGACGCGCAGGTGGCTCTCCGGGAGCTGATGGATAAAAAGATGATCCAGGCTCCAGTGAACGAGCGCTTTAGCCCCGGCGCGTATGAGGCTGTTATCAATAGCAGCGTGCAAATTCACCACCCCGAATATTGGCAGGCAAGGGAAAAAGCCATATCGGAGCAAAAACGACAAGCGAAAAAGAAAGGACGTGAGCGATAATGGAACTGACAATTACCAGCATGACCCCGGAGGATCGCCTGTATGCGTACAACCAGAGCAGCCAGCTTGAAGGGCAAACCGGCTGTATCGGCCATCTGCGCGGGGATTTTGGCGCTGGAAAAGAGTTTTACACTTCCTGGTTCGACCATCGGAGGGAATACAAGACGGACGAGTTTAAGGCGGAGCTTGATGAGGTGGTCATCACTCTGCGGGAGAAGAATGGGCTGCTCTGTACCCGTGACAGCATGACCAGGTTTTGCTATCAGAACCCGGAGGCTGAGTTTGAGGGAAACTACTGCGCCGAGTACGGTTTTAAGGTGCAGACGCCCCAGCACACCTATATGCTCCGGTGCAATCCCAATTATGGAGACTACAACTTTTACCTCTACGCCTATGTTGCCCGATTCCTGGAACACCACATGGAAAAGGCCAAACAGGGTATCCGGTTTATCACGCCCGGCTACAAGGAGCTGTTCCGCATTCCCGACGGCGACCACATCCGCATTTTCACTGGCGGCGGAGAAACCCGCGACCGCACCTGCCGATTCATCGACGAAACCCATTTTGAAACCAGCGGCGGGTATTCCAGCGCCCTGTATCATATTTGCGAATTTGCGGAGCGATTGGAGCAAACTCACGGGAGCGTGATCCCGCTGCGTTCTTCTCTGCCGGTGCAGTGTTTTAGTGTACTGCCCTCATCCGGGGAGCTGATTCTTCTGACCAGGGGCGAAAAAGGCTACAGCCCTTGCTATGATTTTTCAACTCCTGACGCTCAACAGAACCGAGAGTTTGCAGACGACCGCAATGTGAAGAATGGCGTTACCAAAGCACAGGAGGCCGCCATGCTTGCCGGCTCCATGCTTGGCTGGCAGACTCCCGCCGCCGATCCCAGAAACTATGACGAGCAGGGGCAGCCTATCAAGCCCAGGCAAAAAGATCGAGGTGAAGCCCGATGAAGGAAGAAAGACACGTTATCTGGAGCAATTATGGTCTGGACTATGAGGACTGGCGGGACGATCTGGAGGCAGAATACCCGGATTTATCCGAAGATGAGCGCATTTCCCTGATGTATGAGATCAATGGGGATTACCTGGATGATGAACGCGCTAACCTCAATGTACAGCTTTCCCAGCCGATTTTGGTTGTAGGCGACCTGGGCCTGTGGAATGGTCGGCGCATGGGATATAAGGAAATCCCCAGCGGCAATATCCGGGACTGCCTGTATTCCGATACGGATTATTCCACCTGGTATGTGGACCGGCTGGGTGATCTGCGGTGCGACGCCATCCACCATGATGGCACGAACTTTTATCTTTACCGCGTTTACAAGGACAGCGCCAGCCCTTCTCAAATTGAACTGCTGAAAGAAAAACTATATCGCGGCATTGCAACCCGCGCCGATATTACGAGAGTGACCCGCAGGCTGGGCGACGACATCGCCAAAGTCTACGGGTTTTCCATTCCCCGGCAGCGGCAGGCCGTCGCCATGGAAAGATGAGGTGATAAAAATGGCGTCTTTACCGCCCGTAAAACTGGATACGCATGAGGACTGGTTCAACTTGCTGATGACGGTTCTCCATCAGCAGGCGGAACAGAACCCCTATGAAGAATACCGGGAGATGGCTCAAAAGCTGATCGACCAGTTTATGCGCTATGGGAGGCCCTTTGTTGACAGTGACCATGCGCCCTGCGTGGCGCTTCGGATGTACCCGAAGGAGGCCGGAAATACCATCTGGCTGTTGCTGCTCTCCCTGTGCAATCAATATGACCCGGATAAGGATTACAGCGCAGAACTGAAAGCTGCGAAAAAAGAATAAGAAAAGGAGGGGCAACCGATGGCGATACGATATAAAGCCTTGACGGAGCTGTACCAGGAAACGCAGCGCAGCGTGACAGCTCCTGACCAGTGGCGGGCGTTTCTGGCTTCTGCCTGCCGCAACTACCGGCTTTCTTTCGATGAACAACTGCTTGTCTACGCCCAGCGCCCAGACGCCACCGCCGTCCTGGAGATCGAGCGATGGAACCGGCAATTTGGGCGCTGGGTAAACCGGGGCGCAAACGGCATTGCCGTTTTTGATGGGGAACACAATGGAAAACCCCGACTGAAATACTACTTTGATATTTCCGATACCCATGAGGCCCGGTTCCCCCGCCCCGTCCCCCTTTGGACGGTGCGGGAGGAATATGCGCCGGACATCATTGAAACGCTGGAAAACAGCTTTGGAGAGCTGGAGCGCAAGGAGGATTTGGGTGAAGCACTGCTCTCTGCGGCAAAGAACGCCGTGGAGGACAATATGCCCGACTACCTGGCAGAATTGAAAACCCTCACGGAAGGCAGCTTTCTGGAAGAACTGGATGAGCTGAACCTGGAAGTGGAATACCGCAGGGCGGTGCAAAACAGCATTGGATATATGCTGCTGGTGCGCTGCGGCCTTGACCCGTCTGAATATTTTGAGGACATGGATTTCCGGGATGTGACGGACTTTAACACCCCGCAGACGTTGAACGCTTTAGGCGTGGCCACCGGGGACATCTCCCAGATGTGCCTTTCCGCCATTTCCCGCACGGTTCTTGCCCTGCAAAGACAGCCCAAAAAAGAAAATCGCACATTTGAACCCCAGCAGAAAAACCAGTATGCTGTAACTGAACAGGAAAACACACAGCCGGAAAGGAGTTTTGAATATGACCGAGATCACTTACACCAGGCAGGGCGACTACAATCTGCCGAACCTTCTGCCGCCCCAGGAGGAGCCGGTTCCCCATGGGAAATACGCATTGCTTCGGAAGAAATTCCTCAAGGAGCACCGCAGGGTGACGTACACCAACCTGCTGACCAGCGGCAAGCTGAACAGCCATCTGGCGGAGATCCAGCAGACCGCCCAGCGCCGGATGGAGCAGATCGTGGCGCAGATGGCCAAGAACCAGGGCGTGACAGAGGAACTGAAAGCCAGCGACCAGATGAAGTGGGTGCAGATGATGAGCAACCTGCAGAACGCGGCGGAGGAAACGGTGCTGGCGGAGCTGATTTACAGCTAATTGATGAACCGGAAGAAAGCGCAGGTGGCGAACAGCTCCCTGCGCTTTTGGATGAAAAGCAGATCATGGCCATCATCGCCAACAAAGATGATGACCTGAAATATAAGAAAAATCAGATCGAGCTTTTCTTCTCTGTTCACAGCGACGCCCAGGAACGGGCGGACTACCTGAAATCCGCCTATCACGACCGGTACACTGAGATCATCGCTGACGGGCAGCGCCTGGGATATAAGCCCCAGGAGAATGGCCTGCTCATGTGGGAAGGCTCTTACCCATCCCGCACCAAGGAATCCGTTTTTTCCTGGGATATTGTGGCCCAGTGGACTGCCCAGCTCATTGACAAAAAAGAATATTTCATTCAGACGGACATCCCGCAGCTCCTTACCCAGGAGAGCCAGCAGATGTCCCTTTTTGATTTTGCGGCGTTTCAGCAGCCAGCCCAGGCCGAGGGTACGGCCCAACCATCCATTTTCCCTCACCCGGCTCTGCCTCAGCAGGTAATCGACGAGGCGCTGTGCATTGGTGCCAACGACCAGAACAGCCGCCTCATCATCTGCGCCTATTTCAAAAAGGATAAGCCGGACAATGCCAGGTTCCTGGCAGAGCACTATGGCGAGAACGGCGCAGGCTTTTATCTGGATGGCCGACAGTATGCCATCTGGTACAACGCCGAGGGAATCCGCATTGCCCAGGGCGAAAGCGCCCAGCGTTCCAGCGCCACCCTCATCCTCTGGGAACAGGCGGCGGCCCGTATCCGGGAACTGCTGGACTTGGGCCGGTATATGCCCCAGAGCGAGCTGGACCGGGTGGACGGGTATGAACGCCAGCAACGGGCCGCGCAGCTATGGTATCTCCGGCAGGATTTTGCAGAAGGCACCGCCGATGCAGGCTATCTTCCCACGGTGAATGCCATTTACGGTAAAAATCATGGGTTTCCAGAGGAAAGTGCCGCCATAAGTGATTTGTTAGGCCATCCGGAGGGGCTGCAGAACCTGCGGGATGAGCTGGAGCAGTTTGTCCAGGCATACAGAGAGAACCGGGAACTGCTGCGATTCCATTTCCACCGTCCGCAAAAATTGCTGGAGCAGCTTTCCGACCTGCAGCGGGAACCGCTGCACTTTACCGCCGCCGAAGGGTACGACCCCCAACGGCGTTTTTTCATCTCCGGGGACGAGATCAACAATCTTCTCCGGGGTGGAAAACGCAGCACCGATTACCGGCTGGCCGTGTATTCTTTCTATCGCAACCACACAGAGCGCAAGGAACGGGAGAATTTCTTAAAGCACTACCACGGCGAGTACAGCGGCCATTCCGGTGGGAATGACGATGTGACCTACCAGCTCAGTAAAGGCGTTTCTTTCAGCCACGGCAGTATCACCGCCCCCTACGCCAAGGTGGAGCTGAAATGGCCCGCCGTGGAAAAGCGCGTCAGCGCCATGATCGCCCAGGGGCGGTTCCTCACCGATGAGGACCGCGCCGCCATGCCGCAGTATGAGAAGCACCAGCTTGCCCGGAATATCCGCACTTTCTTTGAGAACGTGCCACAAGAGCAGCCCCACCCCTATCCCTTTGGCTTTGACTATTGGGACGCAGTGAAGCTCATTGAGCCGCAGCTTGATGACCCGGCCCGTGTGGAAGAAATCTATCAGATGATGGTCCCCATTTGGGAGGCCACCCCGCAGGATGACAGGATGTACGCCCTGCGCCGGCAGGCGTTTGAAAACCTCGCCGCCTTCCGGCAGGGAACCTTCACGCTCTTTGCAGAGCACAAGGAGCCGGTGGTTCCCACCATGCCGCAAGCCAAAGCCTACGACCTGGGCTATGGCCATTTAGGGAATGGACTTACTGTGTGGAACCGGCTGGAGGAAGAACACGGGGACTACAAAACAGTGGCCCACATCGCCCCAGACCGCACGGTGACGATTTACGATGAGGAAATGCCCCAGATGGTGCGGGACGAAATCCAGCGGATCGCTGATTCTTCGGAAATGACGATTTCCGCCACCCAGGACGCGCCGGTGTTCGCTGTGCCACCCAGAGCGCAGGAACCACCCCAAAAAGAAGAACCGGCAGACCCCTACCCGGAGCTGGCCGCCCAGGTGCTGCGCTTTGTGGGAGAGTTTGACGGTTCCCGCATGGACTATGGCGAAGATGACGCTCAGGCGGTGGAGAATATCGCCCAGCAGCTCCATGACCCTGTTCAGCGGGAGGAAATCCGCAGACTGCTTCAATCCTTCCTGGACCATGCGGACCCGGAAGAAGAAATCGCGGTGGACATCTCCCTCTGTATGGAGCAGATCGCGGAGCTGCCCCCGGCCCTTTCCCCGGAACAGGCGCAGATAGCAGAAATCGCCGGTTATCTGGAGGAGGCCGGATATGCGGTATCCAGCGAACTGGTCGAAGAAGGTTTGATGGATTACCGTGCCCATGGCGGCAAAGGTGACAGCCAGGATGTTGCCGACTTCATTGAGCGAGGCTTTTTGTCCGAGGAGCCGGAACTTGCTTCTCTGGAGATCGCCAAAGAGTTTATCAACGATTTTTGCGTGGCCGAGTATGGCAGCCCAGCCGATTTCAGCGATTTGGAAAAGGTGGGCATTGCCTACACCACCGTTACGGACGAGGAAATCCCCATCCAGGTCAATGCCGATCTGGTCCATTACCGCATTGAGCGTTATCTGGACGGGCAGTTTTTGGAGCGCAGGCAGTATGAGAGCCTGGATGAACTCATCCAAAACGAGCTGGCCGAGCTGGATTTTGACGACCTCGTTTCCGTTTCCGATGAAGAACTGGAATCCATCGGTGTCACGCCGGAGCAGAGTTCAGATGACTACCGCTTACTCAGCCGCCTAAAAGCCGACTGTGACTACTTCCTGGGCGCTGGCGGACGGGCGGAAAAGCACCTGTGGGCTGGGAACGTGCGGGAACAGATCGCCAAAATGCGAGAACTCTATGCTGCCCTGCCGGATGAACCGGAATGGCTCACTATGGAGGACATCGACCGCTATGCCCAGCGCATGGAGCCTCCTTACGAAGTGGTGGTGTACCATCATTTTGAAAATGGGGTTGATGAACGGCTGGATTACCAAACGCTGGCGGAGGCCGAACAAGCTGCGCAGAAATATGTGGCCGGCACTATGGAGGGCGAGGATGGTTTTGCCTATGATGGCGCTGGTATCTATGACCTTCAGGAGAACAGATGGCTGCGCGTCTACGGGAATTTCCCGGATGAACGTGCCATTGAGCAAACTGCGCAGGCTCTTGCCGACGATCAGCAGAAAAAGGACGGGCCTGCCATAGCGGAGGTTGATAAACCAGTCCCTTATGAGGAATTGGTGGGGAAAGAAGTAACCCTGGATGGCCACCGTTTTATGGTGGAGCGCGTCAGCGACCTGTCTGATGATGTAACCCTGCGGGATTTGACCTTTGAGGGAAATGTCGGCTTTCCGATCAGCCGGATTGAGAAGATTGGCCGTGTGCGCAGACTGCTTCAGGAGCAGGAAGAAGCACAACCCCAAAAAGAAGAACCGGCTCTGCTGCCGCCAAAGCGCCCCCGCCGTGAGCGCATTACCTTTACCACTCTGCACCCGGAGGTCCCCAGGGATCAGCGCCATGATTTCCACATCACCGATGACGCCCTGGGCCACGGCACCCCCAGCGAGAAATACGCGGCCAATATTGCCGCCATCCGTACCTTGAAGCAGATCGAAGCCGAGGAACGGCTGGCCACCCCCGAAGAACAGGAAATCCTATCTCGCTATGTGGGCTGGGGCGGCCTTGCAAACTGCTTTGAACAAACCAGCCCCCATTATGAGGAACTGAAATCCCTGCTGGATTTGGAGGAATACGCGGCGGCCAGGGCCAGCTCCCTCACCGCTTTTTACACGCCGCCCGTGGTCATCCGGGGAATCTACAAGGCCCTGTCCCAGATGGGCTTTACCCAGGGCAACATTTTGGAAATAATCTTACTGAGTTTAATACAATGCCGTGGAATAATTAAAAAGTGTTCCTTTGCGGTGTAAAATCAGTCGTTGCGGTGTAAAATCCGAAACGGCTGTTTTTATATGCACAGAAAAGCTCCTCACCGCCGTAATGGTAGTGAGGAGTATCTTTTTTATCCTTATGCTTTAATTTCCTGCCCGTCCTTAAAAGCAAACCGCACATCGTCCCTGGCATAGACTGTTACATAATCAATCAGCCCGCACCAGAGGGCAGGGTCAAATTTCTCCATCGGGTCAGCCTGCGCCAGCGTGTCCAGAAAGGCGTCGATTGCCGCCCGTCTGGATTTCTTGTCGGCAAGCGCGGCTTCAATTTCCTCCAGCCGAGCCTTCGCGGTATCGAAACGGGTGGTGAGACCGTCATAGCGTTTCTGATATTCCGTTTGGTCGAGCGCCACATGAGCGTTTTCGTAGATGCATTTTTCGATAAGGTCTGAGACGACCATGATCTCATCCTGCAGTTCTGCGACTTCGGTTTCCAGTGCAGATGTGTCGAAAGCAACGTCCAGCGAATTTCGGAGCGGCGAGATAATCGCCGCTTTTTTGCCAATCAGCTTGTTTGCCGCTGAGACAAACATCGCTTTAATTTCATCCTCCGTCAAGTGCGGCGTGGAGCATTTTTCCTCGCCGTCATACTTATGATTGCACTGCCAGATAACCCGGCGGTATTTGCTGTTGGAATGCCAGACCTTCGAGCCGTACCACTCGCCGCATTGTCCGCAGCGTATCTTACCGGAGAAAAGATGGACGCCGCTGTGTCGCCCACGGCTGCTTTTTCTACGCTCCAGTTCCTGCTGAACCAGCTCAAACACCTCCGGCTGGATGATGGCTTCGTGGTTGCCCTCCACATAGTACTGCGGAATCTCTCCCTCGTTGACCTTTTTCTTTTTGGTGAGGAAATCCACCGTGTAGCTCTTTTGAAGAAGCGCATCGCCTTTGTATTTCTCATTGGTGAGGATGCTGCGAACAGCTCCTGCGTTCCATTTATCCTTGCCGCCCGGCGATTTAATGCCGTCAGCGGTTAGCCTGGCGGCAATGCCGTGCGGCGTCATGCCTTGCAGGAACATACTGTAAATGCGGCGGATGATAACCGCTTCGTCCTTGTTCAAAACCAGATTGCCGTCAGGACCCCGGTCGTAGCCGAGAAACCGTTTGAATGGCACGGTGACCTTCCCGTCAGCAAACCGTTTTCTCTGTCCCCATGTACAGTTCTCGGAAATGCTGCGGCTTTCCTCCTGTGCCAGTGAGGACATGATGGTAATAAGTAGTTCTCCCTTGCTGTCCAGGGTCCAGATGTTTTCTTTTTCAAAATAGATCTCCACGCCTTTTTCCTTGAGCTGGCGCACCGTGGTCAGACTATCTACCGTATTGCGGGCGAATCGGCTGACCGATTTGGTGACGATGAGGTCTATCTTGCCAGCCAGTGCATCCGCCACCATGCGTTTGAATCCCTCGCGGTGCTTGGTATTCGTACCCGTTATGCCCTCGTCCGTATACACGGAAACAAACTCCCAATCGTCCCGGCTTTTGATATAGTTGGTGTAATAGTCCACCTGGGCGCTGTAGCTGGTGAGCTGCTCCTCGCTGTCCGTGGAAACACGGGCGTAGGCGGCGGTGCGGCGCTTTTTCTTTTCATTGATCGGCGTTGCCGTGAATCGGCTTATCGTCGCCGGTATTGTCGTTACTTTCGCCACGTTTTTCCCTCCATCTCTGTATCATTACTTCTCGCATATGCTGTTTTCGCTCCTCTGTATGCCGGGGCATCTTCCGCTTGTTTTCCCATGCCGTCTCGAAGGTATGCCCGTCAAAGAAGCGGATGGAAAGCTGATATGGAGCCGTGATGTGAATGCAGACAATCTGCTCACGGAAAACCGTCTCACTAAATTCCTCCAGACCCATAGCGTCCGCACAGAGGTTTTTGAGGGCATCTTCCTTGATGCTGGGGCTTTGGCATTTTCCGCCTGACGCACATCGCCATACGGAATCAAAGCTGCCGTCTTTGTGCCGTGAACGCTGCCTGCGGTAGTTCTCGCCGCAGCTGTCGCAACGAACGCGGCTGGTAAAGCAGGAAGTGTTGGGGCCGAGCTGATGCTCCTGCACATACCGTCCCTTGGCGGCTCTGCGCTCATCCGTCCAGCAGTCCTTCCGCATGGTGGATTCCCAGTGGTGCGGAACGATGCGGCCATCCTTAAAATAGAAAATCATCTCATTCGGAGCAGGAATCTCAATGTGGTCGATCTGCTCTGAAAAGATGATTTCATCAAACGTATCCAGTCCCATGACTTCAGCGCAGGCATCTTTGAGCATCTGCTCCGGGATGTCCTTGTTTTGACAATGCGCATTCCCGGTCTTTCTTCGGGTACCGCAGACCCAGATGGTGTAGTTGGCATTAGGGTCTTTTCTCCCCTTGCGGTTAGACCGCTGATAGCTCTTTCCGCACCGGCCGCACTTGATTTTGCTGGTAAAGCAGGAGGTGTTAATGCTCCAGTTTGCCAAGGCGCCAAGCTCACGACGGCGCGCTTTCTCGGCCTGCACCGCCTGGTAGACCTCCATTGGAATGATGGCTTCGTGGGTGTTCTCCACGAAATACTGCGGCAGCTCCCCGCGGTTGATCCTGCTTTTCTTGCTGATGGGGTCTGCCACATATTCCTTCTGGAACAGAAGGTTGCCCGTATAAGTGATATTTCCGAGGATCTGCCGTATGGAAGTGTTACCGAAATGCTGTCCCTTATAGGATTTTACACCCATCTCGGCAAGCTGCTTTTCTGTGGTCTCCGCCGACAAACCGTTCATGTAATTGTCGTAGATGAGCCGAACGATTTTTGCCTCCTCCTCATGGATGACCAGATGATCGCCCTCCCAGCGGTACCCATAGATTTGAAAGCGGCCGTTGGGGATACCTTTTTCAAATCGTTTCCGGGTACCCCATTTGACGTTGTCCGACAGGCTGCGTATTTCTTCCTGAGCAAAGGATGCTAAGAGGGTCAGCATCAACTCGCCGTCCTCGGTGAGGGAGTCGATGCGCTCCTTTTCAAACTGGACGGAAACGCCCAGCTCCTTGAGCCTGCGCACCGTATTCAACAGGTCAACGGTATTGCGCGCGAAACGGGAAATGCTCTTTGTCAGAACAATGTCGATTTTTCCGGCTTCGCAGTCGGCAATCATCCGATTGAACTCTTCACGGGCTTCGGTTTTGGTGCCGGTTATTCCGTTATCGGCATATACGCCCACATATTCCCAGGCGGGATTGCTCTGAATCAAACTGCTGTAAAAGCTGACCTGTGCCGAAAGGGAGTGCTGCAGCCGCTCGGACTCCATTGAGACTCTTGCGTAGGCAGCGACCCTTTTGCGGCGCGGTATCTGCGGTGTTTTCGCTTCGATTTTATTTACAATCCGCATGAAATCACTCCTTTCCGACACTATATATCACTCTGAAAGCCGATTATATCAAGTCATTTTCCGATAATAATGTACCCAAAGATGGCGAGAACTCAGCCCTCAGATTTGTATCAATTACGGCATATTCCTCCTCGCTCAGAAGCCCCTTTTCCCGGAGATTCTTTGCGATGGAGAGGGCGGCAAGGTAGCTCATTTCAGAACGGAATTTGTCCTCACTCATGCCCGTCACCGCCTTTGTAGCGGTCTGCGATATAGCAGGCGTGAGAGCAGTATTTTCTTTTTGCGTTGCCGTAGGCAGTGAAGGGCTTTCCGCAGTGAGCGCAGGTGAAGTGGTATATGGCTCTGCGGTTGACCTTTTCCGGGTGTGCATTCCACCAGGCGGTACGGCAGTTATCCGAGCAGAACTTAACTCGCTTTCTGCCGGTAGTCTGCGTAAGCAAAGCGCCGCACTGTGGGCAGAATCCGGCGTCCAGTTCAATGCGGCTGTTATCCGCAGCCTTTGTGCCGGTCAGCCCCATCTTCCGGCAGAATGCGACAACGGTATCTTTCTTCAGTCCCACCGCCTTGGCGATGGTGGCGTATCCATATCCCTGTGAGCGTAGGGCGGTAATCTGTTCTTTTTGCTGATTTGTCATTGTGGCTCCTCCGTTCCGAGGGTTTCCCTCAATGACCCATCTGGACAAGGTAGCCCGTTTTGGCCGAAAAAATACGCCCACCGAACCGTCATGGCTCGATGGGCATTCAGCAGGTTAAGTTATTTAATTTTGGCTGCGTAGTCAAGCGAGATCCAACCTGCGCCGCTCTTCAAGCGTCCCCAGCCCGCTGTGGAGCCCTTGCCGGAATTCACCTCAACGATGGTGAATACCCCTTTTCCGGTAAACTTACCGGTCTTGGCGTAGTCTGTTCCCGGTCCTTTTCGGATATTGAGGTCGGAGATGCTGACCTTTACGAGGAACGGAACCTCTGCGGCTATTGTTTTCGATGTATAGATGTTTACACCGTTTACATCAAACACACTATATCCCGGATTGGCATCAGCGCACTTCTTGGCGTTGGAGAGGATCTTGTATGCGCCTTTCTGCGACTTGCTGTCAGACCAGGTTTTGCGGACACGGTAAAGCTGCGTGGTTACAGTAGGAGTATCAGCTGAACCGCCAAGCTGTGCCGTGACCTTTTCCGCCAGATCGCCCATCCTGGCATACATCCAGTTTCCGGGGCAGGACTTGTTAGCAAACCAGCGATGCACCGTCAGCACCATCTCATCGGACTTCGGCTCATATGAGAGCGTCTTGTCCTTATTGCCAAGCCACAGGAGCTTTTTCTTGCCGTTTCGCTTGCAGATGTCTACGCAAAGGGTGATCAGCTTCTGGTAGACCACATCCTTAAAGGCATACGGCTCTGTGGTGTCGGATGCGCATTCGATGGTGATGGCCCGCTGATCGTTGGCGCTGGAAGAGGAACACCAGGAGCGGTTTTTCTCCTCCACATACATACCTACACGGCCATCAACGCCGATGCCGTAGTTGCAGCTTGCCTGTCTGGAAGTCGGAAGAAAGATATTCCCCAGTGTCTCCACCGAGCATTGCCCCACCACACAGTGGGGCGTGATGCGGTCGATGGAGTGCGTCCTCTGCCCGGAGTGGTTGGGGCTGAGTTTTGTGTAAGATACCAATGAACTGTTCGTATAAGCCATATTATTCGTCCTCCTTTTCGTTTTCCGCTCTGTCATGGAGCTGCTCCAATACTGCTTTCAGCTTTTCCGGGATGGGCAGTCCAAGGTGTGCGACGTTCTCAATAATGCTCACGCCCTCGTTGGACAGATAAAAGAAGATCACTGCCGTGCGCAGTACAGAGCCTGTTCCAATGACCTGCACGTCCAGGATGTGGGCGATCCCCACCAGCAGGAAGATCAGCACCTTGCGGCAGATACCCTTGAATCCCACCTGGCTGTTGAGCTTCTTGTCCGATACGGCACACATTACGCCCGTGATGTAGTCCGCTACTGCAAACACCACAAGGGCGATAAGCAGCCCGTCGTTGCCGCCAAGGAAGTAGCCAAGCCACCCTCCCACAGCGGTGAACACCATCTGGATCACATTCCAAAATTCCTTCATGTTGTTTACCTCCTCTTGGTTCTGTGTATGAAAAAAGCGGCCACCCCGCAGGATAGTCGCTGATTCCCAAAGTATATTTAAATCTGCTTCGGCAGATATTCCCACAGCCGCATATCCTCCTGACCCAGGGACCACATACACATCCCCCGTAGTTTCCAGCGGTATGCCGCCTGGTTCGCCCAATAGACAAGGGAGTCCACGTCCTGGTAGTAAAGGATGGAGAATCCGTCCGCATCGCCGAGGAACAGCCGGGATATCCAGATGTTGATGTCCTTTGGTATGATCCTCGCCGTGTAATTCCCGCCGCAGGAAATCTCCAGAAGGTCAGAGTGGAAAAAGTCGTAGTCCAGCGAAATGTCCTCGCTCCGGGTAGAGGATTCCTCCACGTCGGAGGTCAGCGTAAACACCTGGAACTCCTCATCCCAGGTGCAGCTTGAGCGGGATATCCTGCCGTAGCTTTTAAAGCTGCCGTCCGGCATCTGAACATCAAACCGTTCATACGGCTCGTATGTCCAGGCGTCCCCCAGACGCAAAAGTTCGCATACGGTCGCATTGTCCGAGCGGTATCCGGCATAGCCTCCTGTAAAGCCGCTGACCGCTGCCGTAAAGCGCAGGGTGTAGGAGGAGCCGGAATACACCCGCACCCGGTTCCCTCGGATACGCATCTCCACCGTGTACATGGATGGATTGTCCCGCAGATCCGCCGATGCGGTTCTTGCGATCTCCTGGCTGTAGCTGCCAAGGAGTGTGGAGCCATTGTATAGCTCCACCGCCTGGGTATCGTAGTTCAGACAGCAGAACAGGCTGCCGCAGAACACACCCGCCCTGCCGCTGCCATTTGCCGGGAATGCCAGCCTTGCCCGAAGATGCAGCTCGGAAAAGCCGTCATAGTTCCAGGCAAGCTCTCCTTTACCCTCAAGCTGGGAGTAGACACGCTCCATCGAGTATTCATCCGAGCGCCATACCTTCCATGAGCCGGAGCGCACCGTCCAGTAGTCTGTCTCCAGCACGCCGTAATCCCGGAAATCCTCGTACCAGACAAGTGCGGAGTCAGGCTTTCTGCGGAGCATCTCCAATGTCAGCTTGAAGCCCTTATCGGGAACCGCCATGTTGCCGTCCACGTCCTTAAAGCTCCTGGGCGCAAGGGCAAAGATCGCTTCTCCGGCGGAGGGCTCCTCAGAGAAACCGGAGCAGACACGGAAGCCGTAAAACTGCACGCCTTTGACATCCACCGAGATCGTAATGGTATGCGTCCCGGCGGAAAGCGTTACGCCACCGGCAAGGGAAGTCCAGAAGGTACTCCGCCAGTACGGCCACCACAGGCGGCTTTCCGTGAAATATTTTGTGCTGCCGTCCAGAGCCACATAGATGCCGTTCTTGTCCCAGAAGGGATAGCAGAGCCGCACCGCCACATCGTAGGTTCCCGCCGACTCCACCTTAAAGCTGTAGGTCACCGAACCGTTATCGCCAAGGGTGGCGATGCCGTTTTCAATGGAGACGATGCCGGATGCAGAGGAATAATTGCCGGCGTCCCGGTCGATGTATATCGTTCCGAACTCTGTCTTCTGCTCTTTGCCGTAGGCAGTCAGATATCGCCTGCGGTTGTATGTCCCCACAAGCTGGGGATACTCACGGGAAACGGCGTCCGCCCCTTCCATGTAGTCATAGACATGGGGAAAGGCATAGGGTACCTTATCGTAATCGTCCCAATAGGCCACGATGGGGAGAAAGGGCTGCGGCGGCGCATCGTCCGTGAAATTGTAGCCTCCCGTCATCCACAGCTTGGCGGCATAGTAGGTGTTGGACGTTCCCCGGTAGGTTCTGCCAAGGTTCTCCGGCGTGTCGTAGATCTGCCAGTTCCAGCCATAGGCAGGCATACCGAGAAAGATCTTATTCGGGTCCATGACCCTCGTGGCGTAATCGTAGATGCCCTCCAGCCAGCTTCTTGGGGAAACCGGACCCGGTGCGGAGCCTGCCCATGCCATGCCGTAGGACATGATGGACGCGGTATCGCAGTAAGCGTCCAAGTCGCCGTAAACGCACCAGTTCTCACCGCCCACCGAGCCGTTGACGGAAGTCATCCCCGGCAGGCAGATGTTCATGTGCTTTGCGGGGTCATAGGCTTTCACCGTATTGTAGATATTGCGGAACATCGCCGTGGACTCTGCGTGGGTGGAATAGCCGTCCCCACGTTCCAGGTCGATGTCAATGCCATCGCACCAGGGATACTTCTCCATGATGCGGATGATCTCCGAGAGGAACATCTCCTGCGCCCCGTTTGTGTTGTCCCGCAGGGCGCGGAAGATGCTGTTTGCGCCATCGTTGGCCACGGTCAAAAGCCACTTGATATGGGGCCACCTGTTGATGTAGGTGAGCATATCAGAGATCGCCACACCGCTTTCATAGATTTCTCCGGTCGCTCTTACTTTAAAGGAGAACAGCCCGATCTGGCTGATGCGGTCGCCGTAATCCCGCAGGGCTTCGTACATCCGGGCGTTGCCCATGAACGTCCATACCATGATCTGTTTGCCTTTTAATGTGTCCATTAGAGCAGAGCACCTCCATCCTGCATTTCCTGCATCTCAAACAATACCCGTGCTGTTTTTCCCTCCGCAAGCGTCACCCTGTGCTTGGAATCCCAGGCGGCGCTGTACTGGTAGAAGCCCTCTTTTTTCTCCGGGCTGCCGTTTCTGGTGCATTCCCGTGTGGATGCCAGAAGAGCAAGGTCATCTTCCGCAGAGAGCGCACCCGGAAAAGAAACCTTCTGGCCGCCCACACCCTGGGCCAGTTTGACCGAGCCGCCCTCCATATCCGACTTGGGATAGAGATGCACATCCAGCCCTGCGGAGGTCTGCCCAAGATTAAAGAGGATGACCGTTTCCTCGCCCCGCACCACGCCGTTGAACCAGACGGGAGCCTTGACCTCGCCGTTCTCCCGGAACTTTTGGAGGAACACCTCGGTGTGGGGCGTGTATCCCGTCAGGGCAGCGCCTTCCTGCAATTGCAGGTCAGTAAAATAAATCGTGCCGGAGCAGTCCGTGATGGTAGGCTTCACGGTGACGCTTACGACACGCATATCCTGTTTCCGGTTAATGACCTCCGCCAGCCGGATAAAAGCGACCTTACCCATCCAGCGTCCACTTCATCTCACAGGGATGGCCTACCCATCCCGTGGCCACCGCCCCTGCCTGCAGGAGGATGTCCGTGATATAAAGAATCCCGGTGCAGTTAGTGATGCATACCCGCACCGTGATGGATTTGACCCTGGCAGAGTAATTCTCCGGCATGATTTTGGCGGAGGTGGATGATAAGTATGCCATTTCGTCCTCCTTCCATCAGTACAGGTCAATGAATCTTGATTCCGTACTGCCGTCCTCATACTCAATGACCACTTCAATGCCCACCTGGGCGTCATCGCTCAGCTTCTCCAGATTTTCCGAGCCGATCTGCGCCGACAGGGTGTAACTGGAGCGGTTGGCGGGATAAACGGTCTGGGAGAGGCTTTTGGTCATGCCCGCCACGCCCTCCGCTTTAAAGGAAGCCGTGCCGGATGCGCCGTTTTCGCTGTCTGCCTCAAAGCCGGAGCTGACCCAATAGGCCAGCCCGTCATCAGCGCGGGAGTTCCGCAGCAGGTTGAAGGGGACCATTTCCCGGATATCATTGTTGGATACCATGCTGGTGCCTTCCAGCGAGTCAGCCGCGTTGTCCCACTCGCTGGCGGAACTGCCCAGGTTCTTCAGCGTGGTGGAAAGCTCCAGCACCGTGTTCCACGGCTCCTGCAGGTTGTACTCCCGGCGGACGATGCGGGTGGTCACCGAAAGCCCCAGTTCCTTATCCTCCACACGGACATAATCCCCAAGCTCCCAGGCTTCATGCTCGTAGCCTGTCAGCACGGATAAGTCCATCGCATTCAGCACGTAGGAGATGGTAGGCTTTGCGTAATCCGCCAGCCGCATTTCGGCGTATTCCTTCATCTGATAGGGGTTTGTGAAGGAGGAGCAGTCCAGGGTGGAGATGCGCACCTCATTTGTGTAGGTGAAGTCCTCCACATAGGCTTTTCCGCCGTTGATGTCGGCAAAGGTCATCCCTTCCGCACCCACAGCGTAGAGCCTTGTCACAAGCTCCCTGGTATCCACCACACGCTGGATGGATTTCATGTTTTTCCTGTAGGCAAACAGCGCGCCGCTGTCCCTGCCGTTTACCGTCAGCAGATGCACCAGACGGTTGGGGCAGTCAAAAACCAGGTCGCCGCCGTGGAGGTCTGCTGTATTTCTGAGGATGGACAGGGCATTCTTTTCCGTACTGGTCCAGGTGCGCTTTGTCCGTACCGTCACCGTCCCAACGCTCCACTCGGTTCCCTCTAAGGCGTAGGCCATCGCCGTTTCCGGGTATTCCGCTTCAAAGGTGCGCTCTTCCTTGCGGACAGAGAATGTCAGGTCATAGAACTCCGCCTCCGCATACACCTCGGTCACGGCGCTGCCATCCGTATCCCTGGTATCAGTGACCGTCCTGACCTTGTACACATCGTCCACGATCTGGATCTTCTTCTCGCTGTCGATATACCCACGCTTGCCATCCCGGTAAGGAATCTTAAAGGAGAGGGTGTCCTCGCCGTTGATCTCGCCTGTGACAATGATGTCGTAGGCATTCTCCAGTACCGCCTCCCATGCGCCGTTCCCGTCCAGCACTACCGGCCTTGCGTAGCCGATCTTCTCATAGGGCGCTTTTGGAATGTCGTAGAGCCGGATATCGATGAGCTTTGGCGTCCGGGAAGTATCGGAAGTCGTGAGCGTTACCCGGAAACGGATGTATGCCCTGTTGGGAGAGGTCAGTCGCCCGTCTGAAGGGACTGCCGCCCAATCGCTCCAATCGATCAGGTTATCACTGGTTGATGTCTCCACAAAGGAAACCGCCGTTGTGCCGGAAATATACTCGCTGGTTACGGACACACGTCCCGTGCCGGAGAGGTTGCACTCAGCCGCCGCTGTAGTCAGCACGCCCTCGGACGGATACACACCGCCGGATGCCCGGAGCGTGACTGCTCCCGGCTCGGTAATGCCGTCTACACTCCCGGAGGTATCCCCGGCGTTCGCCACCAGGGAGGAGCGGAAATAGTCCATCAAGTCCTCTGCGGTAAGTGAGGTATCGCAGTCTAAAAACCAGTCGTCCAGCCCTCCGGCATACCAGTAGGAATCGGCGTGCATTCCAAGGATCAGATCCGCTGTGCAGGAGCGGTTCAGTTCCCCGGTAAAGGTGAAAACCTCCGATGCCCACACAGTGCCGCTTTCACGGTCGCCCACTACATACTGTGCCGTCTTGTTATCCGGCTCGATCAGGCAGGCGATAAAATACCAGCCGCCGTTTACCAGGGAGAAGGACGGCGTGACCGTTTCATCCAGAATCAGGGAGCCGGTATCGTCATAGAGCATGACCCTCGGCCTGCCGCGGAAAAGGGAGAGGTAGAAGATCGGCTGACCGGGACCGTATCTTGTGTTGAAGATCGGGCAGTAGGTGTTTCCCACAGAATAGGTGGTGGGGTTCATCCAGCCGCCGCAGAGGATACGCCCTCCAAGCTCTGCGAAAATGCTGCCGTCATTTGCGACCTTCAGATAGGTCTGCTCTGTGGCAGGGCTGTTGATATTAAAACGAAAGTAATTGCCTTTCTGCCCGCTCCGCATAGACGCGGTGGTGCCGCTCCAGTTGTTAATGAAGGCAGGTCTTCCCGCACCGGAGGAATCCAGAAGGTTGTTGTTTTCATCGGGAGCGGATTCGTTCATCCGCCACAGGCCGTCCTTTGCCCACTCGGCTGGGAACTCGCCTGTGAAGTCTGTCTGTTGATTCAGTATTGTCTTTAGCGCCATCGCCGCTCACCTCCATCTGCTCCTTGCCTGTATTTCAAGCCCCGTAAACACAGCGTTTGACGCTGCCACGGAGACAGTATTGTTACCCACAGAAAGCGTGGGAAAATTCAGTTCCTCCAGATACGGCAGCCCGTTTCGCACCGTAATGCCGTTTTCATCCTCTACATAGGCGGTCATGCGGTCGGTATCCACCACCAGCGTTTCGCCCGCCGCAAGGGTGGCGTTAACGATCTTTAATTCCTGCCCGTTGGTCGTAATGCTGATATAGTTTCCTACTGCGGAGGTAATTTCTCCCTCAATACGGTAGATGGGATTCGACTCCATGTTCCCGGTATGCCGGGTTATGGTATGGCTGCCCTCCGCCGTGATGGAAAAGGTTTCATCCTCAATGGCGTAGCCAAAGGGGTCAGGGCAGAAAAAGGTCAGCTCAAAGCTGCCGGAGGAGCGCAGGAGCCGTTCGCACTCTACCGCAGCGTTCAGTCTTGCCATGAAATACCGGTCCGGCACATCATCCAGAATCAGCTGCTTCAAACCGCCCACCGGGTCAAGCCACGCCGCAATATCATCCAGCGTGGAAACCAGGGCGGGAAAGCTGTGCCTTGGGAAGATGCTGCAGGAAACCACGATCTCCCGGTAGTCAAAGTCCGCTCCGAAGTCGGTAACGCCATACTTTCCGGGAACGGTCGTGGTAAAGTTGCGGAGCCGCCCGCTGACCTGCCAGGAGGTCAGCCTTGCTTTCAGTCCCATGCTCTTTGAAGTAATGTCATTGTATGAAAAGCCCATAGACTGCACCCCCTTTAAGCTGTACTAAATCTTCCCTGGGCGCGGGAACCGGTCTGGATCAGGTTGTAAAGCTCCTGGGAGATCCTGCGGATATCGTCCTCGCTGCGGACGATCATCTGCTGAATGGTGATGAGGGTTCCGAAAGAGGTGCCGCCCGTTCCGCCCATGCCGCCGGCCACGGAACCCGCCATCCCGGCTGTGTCAAAGGCAAAGTTCGAGGGGACAGCGGACTGCATATCCGCCGCCAGGCCGTTCATCACGCCCAGGATGCCGTTGTTCAAATCCTCTGCGGCGCTGATAGCCGCGCCTGCGCCGTCCTCGATGCCGCCGGCAAGTCCCTGGGTCAGCATATCGCCCACCCACGCCATCTCTCTGGACGGGGAGGAAATGCCGAAGAAGCCCTTGATTTTACTAAGCAGGTTCGAGCAGAAGCCGCTGACCTTGTTCCACAGCCAGCTTGCCGCATTCCCGATACCGTTCCAGATGCCCTTGATGAGGTTCAGGCCGATATTTGCCATCTGGGACACACCGCTTGCAAAGCCCTTCACGATGGCGGAGATGATCTGCGGCACCGCCTTTACGATCTCCACAATGATTTTCGGAAGGTTGGCGATCAGGGCCACAAAAAGCTGTACCCCGGCCAGGACGATCTTATCGATGTTCCCGACAAGGGCATTGATGATGCTTGTAATGATCTGCGGGATTGCTCCCACAATGGTGGTAATGATGGTGGGCAGGTTCTGGATCAGGGAGATCAGCAGGTTTACCCCGGCTTCTATGATCTGCGGGATGCTGCCAAGGATCGCCGTCACCAGCCCGTCGATGATCTGTGGGATTGCCGCCACAATGGCCGTGATGATTTCCGGCAGTGCGGAAATCAGGGAGGTCAGAAGCTGTATCCCGGCGTCAATGATCTGCGGGATCGCCCCAACGATAAACTCCACAAGCGCCGTGATGATGGCGGGCAGAGCCGCAATCAGAACAGGGATAGCGTCTAAAAGCCCCTGTGCCAGTCCCAGAATCAGCTGCAGGGCAGCGTCTAAAATCATGGGCAGATTTTCAATCAGCGTCTGCACGATCTGCGTCACCACAAGGACGATCTGCGGAATCAGAGTAGGAACCGCCTCGGCAATGCCCTGCGCCAATGTAACAATGATCTGCGCCGCGCCCTCCACCACGACAGGAAGGCTCTGGATGATGCCAGAAAGAAGCGAGGTCAATATCTGCATCCCGGTGTCCACAAACTGCGGCAGCATGGAAACCGCCGTATTCACAAGCCCCGTGATGGCTCCCGCAAAGGCTTCATCCGCACCGTCCACACCGTTTATCATATCGGTAAAGGCAGAGATGACCTCAGAAATGGCGGGAAGGAACTCCGCCCGCAGGCTGTTCTTCACATTGGAGATGGTCTCCCCAAGCCCCGCCAGCGTCTCATCCAACTGGGCCTGTCCCTCCCTGGAAGCCACCAGCGCCTCATTGTTGCGGTAAAACGCGCCGCTTGCCTCGTCATACGCCCCGGAGAGGGTCTCCATGATGAGACGGTTCCGTTCGCTCTCATCCGAGCAGGCCGCCAGCTTCTCGTTGAATTCGTCCTCGCTGATACCTACCCAGTTTAAGGCGTCCGCCAGGGAACCCGTGACCTGTCCCACCTTGGCAGTCTCGTTTGCCGACTCGATCATGCCCTCGATGGGGAGGGCGTCGCCGAAAGTGCCGTAAACGCCTGCGGCAATGTTCGTCCACTTGGTGATGTCCTGCTCATTTTGGGCAAGCTGCGCCAACAGCTGTGACGCTTCCGTGGCCGTGTCCGTATCGCCCAGGATTTTGTAAAACTCGTTGTAAGATTTCTGCGCCGCCTCGCCGCTGTAGCCGGCCGCCTCAAAGGCGGTGGTCAGCTTGCCCTGGGCTACCCGGTATTCCTCCGTGGCTTCGTCCAAGTTCCAGATGGCGCTGCCAAGCTCCTTGATACCGTTTAATGCCGCCTGGATACCGGAGGAGATGAGGTTGCCCATCGCCACCGTGGCTACCGAAAAGCCGGAGCCTAATTTATCCGCCCCTTCAGAGGCATCCTCCAGCGAATCGCCAAGATCCTCCGCCACATCCCCGGCGTCCTTCATCCGCTCCCGGTTTTCCCGAAGTTCCACGGAAAGCCGGGAGATGCGTCCTTCCAGTTCCTTTGCCTCACTGGAGCCTTTACCGTACTGCAGCACGGCATTGGAATAGGCGCGCTTCATCCCTGCAAGCGCATCCTCCTGCCGGGCGATCTCCTGGGAGAGACGTTCCGTAGCGTCCGCTGCGTCTGTTTCCTCCCGGGAAAGGGCTTCAATGGCGCGCTCATTATCGGAAAGCTCCCGCTCCATGCTGTTTAAGGCGGCTTCTGCGTTATTGAGCTGGATCTGCCAGTTCTGCGTGCGGCGGTCGTTCTCCCCAAAGGAATCTGCGGCGTTCCGGAGGGCGGCCCGCAGGGTTTCCACCTTGTTTTTCTGTGCTTCGATTTCCTTATTCAGCACAGTGTTCCTTGCGGAAAGCGCCTGCACGGACTTATCGTTTTTGTCAAACTGTGAGGACACCAGCTTCATTTCAGAGCCAAGCACCTTGAAGGACTGGTTGATCTCGGACAAGGCCTTTTTAAATTCCTTCTCGCCCTCAATGCCGATCTTCAGACCGAAATTATCCGCCACGGGCTGCACCTCCTCTCCTTAAATTCCATAGGGAATCACATCGTCAATGGTCAGCACCTGCTTCGGTCTTGCGATCCCCATAAACTGCTTATGGCATTCCCAGAGGTCCATAAGCAGGCCAAACGGCATGAGCCACACTTCATCCTGCGAGAGACTCAGATGGGCCATGCCGTAATACAAAAGCCGGGTAAACAATTCTTCATCGCTTACCCGGCCGCCGTGTTTTTTCCCTCCGGCTCACTTTCCACGTTCCGCTTGGTACCCCGGTACATTGCCTCCATGATGGCGTCCTTGTAATCCGTCAGCTCCATCGGGGAGGTGAGAAGCTCCACCTCATCGGCAGTCAGCTCCGGCTTTTTGTCCTCCGGGTGTTTCAGGTTATGGACGAGGATAGGCTGGTTGCACAGAAGGGTGATCAGCCACACGATCTCGTCCAGAGCCATCTCAAAATTTTCCGCTTTCATCAGCTTCTCGCCCAGGTTCTCTAAGCCCCCGTAGCGTCCGGCGATGGCCTTGGTCGCCCTGGTGGTCAGGAGCATTTCGTATTCCTGCCCGCCGATATTGACAGTAGCTGTTCTTTCATCCATATCTCCAAACCTCCTATTACCCTTCGCCGCCTGCGCCCGACGTCTGATCCGCATAGGACGGCTCATAGACCTCATCGTACCAGCCCGTGATAACCGTGGGAGACACGCCGGCGTCCCCCTCGGTGACCTCAGCCTTCCAGGGGTGCTTGCCCTGGCCGTCCACCTTGTTGCGGCGCATGACTGTTCCCTCGATAGTAGGCGTGGAGAATTCAATGCTCTCGCCCTTGGTGGTCAGGTTGGTGGCAGGGATGCCGAACTTCACCTTGTACAGCCAGAAATAGCGGTACTTGCCGTTTGCTTTCTTTGCACGAAAACCAATGGCGACAGGTGCGCCGCCGTCCTCACTGGCGGAGATGATAACGCCGTTCTGGTCGATTACCGCTCCTGTCAGGTCAGACGCAGCGGCTGCGCCGATATCGTCCACGCCAAGGGTGAGGGTGCCGCTCTGGAACTCCTTCACCACCTCCGCAGCGCCATCGTCCGCATACAGCGTCGCCTCAGCAAGCTCCACGGAAAGCTCTGCGGTCATGGCTTTCGCAAGGGATGCCGGAGTGGCGTAGGTCTCGTTGCCATCCTCATCTTCCGTGATTTTTGAATAGAAAAGTTTATCAAGGCCAATGGTAGCCATATCTCATTCCTCCGTTTCATAGGTTTTCGCCACGTCAATGGCGTAGTGGTGGTAGCCGGTATCGTCCTCATGCCCGATATACCGTCTGTCCGTAATGGTAAAATCAGCGGAAAGCAAAGCTTTGGAAAGCTGCTTTTTCCGCTTCAGATAGTTGCCCCTGGAGAACAGGGAGAGCCGTGCCTCCTGGGTCTCGTATTCCGGCAGGTTATCCGCATGAAGCTCGTAGGTATCCGCAAGCGGCGTGACTACCACATATTCGTCCGGCGGTTCATCGGAGAACACGCCTGTTTCAACAGGCAGACCAACCGCTTCTATCACAATTTTCAGTTCCGAAAGTAAACTCAAATGTTCTCCACCTCCTCGTCCAGCTTTGCCTTCATGGCGCTGATACAGGCGTTTTTGGATGCCGACCGGGCGGGCTTCAGAAACGGCTTAGCAGGCTGGCCGCTTTTGCCGTATTCCAAAATGGTGGCGATCTTGGCATTGCTGTCGCCGTCCGAACGAGGCTCGGAAAAGCCCACCTTTATGTCAAAATCCCCGTTCCTGTCCTGCAGGGCGGGAGAAGTGCCAAGGGAGCGTAAAAGCTCCCCGGTGCTTCTGGAGTCATACTTCGTCCCACTGCCAATGACAGACTGCAGGTTGGAGCGCACCTTGTCCTCCACGACCTCTGCACCTGCCTCCAGCACTTTCGGGATGATCTCATCCGTCTTATCCGCCAGCCGGGATACCTTCATCAGAAAATCCTCCGGCATTTTCATTTGAACCTTAGCCACCCGCTTTCACCTCCGTCCCCAGCACCTCCAGATACATCCCTCTGCCTTTGACATCCTCCACAGAAGTGATCTCGAAGGTATGCCCGTCACAGAGAATACGCATATCTGTGGTGATTTCCACATCTGGGATCACTCGGAACCGAAACAGGTCGGTGGCGGTAGAGAAGGATGCCATATTTGCCCATTTCTCACTGCCGTGCCGACCTTCCCGGTATGCCCGTACCTCAGCTACCGTCACATCCGTTTCCGTCTTAAAGCCGTCCTCATCTTGTGTAAACTGTTTCTCTATGATGGAAAGGAAGGTGTTCATTTTGCCAAAGCTCATACTCACACCTTCCAATCCCGGTCAAGCCGAAGAAGCATGTTTACCGTGTTCCACACCTGCTGCGCCGCATTGGTGTTGTCTGCGAAGAAGCCGCCTGTGGAGCCGTCCCTGGATTCATAGAAATGCGACGCCAGCATGATAACCGCCTGTTCGGTAGTAGCCGGCATCGCATTGTCTGTATAGTAGCCCTCCGGGATATGTTGGTAGCTTTCCGCATAGGAAACAGCGGCGGTGATGTAGCCCTTCAGAAGTTCATCATCCGCCGAATGCTCCAGAATGAGATTGGCTTTTACTTTCAAGAGCAGTTCTTCCATCACCGCCGCCTCTTCTCATTAGCCCGCAGACTTCTGCGCCAGCACTTTGATGGCTTCCGGCAGGATCAGCTTGCCGTCCACACGCTGGGAGGCAAGGAAACCTACCTGGCCGGTAGCGGCATACAGCTCGTTGAGACGCTTGAAGGAGCGTCCCTGGCGGTCAGCGATCCAGTAATAGCTGAAATCACCGAAGGCGATGGTCTTGGCGTCTGCGGCAATGGCGGGCATAAAAGCCGAGGTACGTACCGGCTTTCCAAGCAGCAGGTCAGGCGCACCGGCAGTCAGGGAAGGCTGCCACAGGTACTGACCCTGGTTGTCCTTCAGCTTGCGGATGGCCTTGATGGTGGAATCATTCAGCACCCACACAGCGTTTCTGCGGTAAGGAGCTTTCAGGGAGTAGAACAGGTCGATCAGCTCATCGGCAGTGATAGCTGTGGCAGATGCCGCAGTCACCCCGGTTTCCGCTCCGCCGGTGGCCGCCAGCACGCCCAGAGGCTTGCCGGAGCCGTCCCCGGTAAAGAACGCTTCCTCCTCCTTAGCGCCGATACGGCGGGCAAACTCACGAGAAATGTAGCTCTCCAGGTCAAAGACGCTGTCATTGAGTAGTTCCTCAGAAACTTTGATCATGGTGCCCAGCTTGTAAGCGCCGATGGACACCTGACCGAAGGAGTCATCGCTCTCCAGATATGCGCCCTCCTCATCGATCCAGGATGCGGTACCCTTGGTAGCCACCACGGGGATCTTGCGGTCGCCGCTGGAGGTCTGGATGATCTTCGCCAGCTGACGGAAGATGTTCTCCTCCTCCAGAGCTTCTACCAGAGTACGCTCGTACTCGTCAGGGACGAGATACCCGCCCTCGGAATCGGTGCCGATCTGCAAAGCGTTCATCACGGTGGGCATGGGAGTCTTGGAGCGCATCATGTTCCAGAAGTTCTGGCGGTACTCATCGGTAGCGCGGCCGGTCTTGGCAGTTTCCTTGCCGTTCATGGGCTTGCCGGTGAGGGGCTTGTTCACCGGGCGGTTCAGTTCCGCATCCAGCGCCTCCTGGCGCTCCAGACGGGCGATCTCCTTGCCAAGATCGGTGATTTCCTGCTCCATGCGGGAGTAGGTGGCATCGTCCTCGGCGGACAGCATACCTTTGTCGTTTCTGTGGGAATCCAGGAATGCCTTGGTGGCCTCCCAGGCCTTGGCGCGCTTTTCACGCAGTTCAAGAATAGTCATAGTCGTTATCCTCCTTAAAATTTCATCAAATTAAGCCGCTCATAGAGACTGTCTACGGAGCGGCCCTTGGGTTTGGAATCTTCAGTTTTCTTCGGGTTGGTCCTGCACTTGGCCGCGATCTTATCCATGAGGGAATTGACCACAGCAGCCTTGGAATACAGCATGGATACCGCTGGAGGTTCCATGTCCTCCGGGATCTCCGCCCGTGCCAGGACATCATCAGCAAAGCCCAGCTCCACCGCCTTGCCGGCGTCCATCCAGGTCTCCGCATCCATAAGGTGGGAGAGCCTTGTGCGGGAGAGACCGGTCTTGATCTCATAGGCATTGATGATGGAATCTTTCACGCTCCCAAGCATCTCGATGGCTTTCTGCATCTCTGCGGTATCGCCCATTGCCACGGTCATGGGGTTATGGATCATCATCATGGAGACAGGGCTGACCAGCACCTTTGTGCCAGCCATCGCAATGACCGATGCGGCGCTGGCCGCAATGCCATCGATTTTGACCGTGACATTGCCCTTGTAGTCCATCAGCATATTGTAGATTTGTGCCGCCGCCACGCAGTCGCCGCCGGGACTGTTGATCCAGACGGTGATATCGCCGGAACCTGCCATCAGTTCCTCCTTGAAAAGCTGTGGCGTGATGTCGTCGTCAAACCAGCTTTCCTCGGCGATGGTGCCGTTCAGGAACAGCGTTCTCTCCACTGTTTCCGTCTGATTCTCCTGATTCGTCACCGTCCTGTTTGTCCACTTCCAGAACTTCTTCATCGGGGTTTTCCTCCTTTCCGTCATCGTTCGGTTGTGTATCTGCAAAAGCTCCGGCGTTTCCAAGCGGGAGCATATTGCCATTGATAAGGTAGAGATCGCCGCCATCCTCGGCTGGGATGCGGTCCATGTTTTCCAGTTCCCGGATGTCGTTGGCGCTCATCCAGCCGTTCTGCCTTGCCGTAGCATAGCCGTTCATGCGGCTTGCGTAATCGCCGCGAAGCAGACCCTCCACATTGAACTTGGTAAAATACTGTTTCTTTTCCTCTGCGGAAAAGAGCGTCCGCTGGATGGACTGCTCCCAGCGTACCAGCCAGGGCTCCAGCGTGTATTTCACAAACTCAAGCGACTGCTGCTCAATATTGGAGAAGCTGGACTTTTCCAGGTCGCCTACCATGTGAGGCGGCACTCGGAAAATACGGGCGATCTCGTTGATCTGGAACTTTCTCGTTTCCAGAAACTGCGCCTGTTCCGGGGAGATGCCGATAGGCGTGTATTTCATGCCCTCCTCCAAAACGGCGATCTTGTTGGCGTTGCCGCTGCCGCCGAAGGTGGACTGCCAGCTTTCCCGGACACGTCCGGGGTCTTTGATGGTTCCCGGATGCTCCAGGACACCGCCGGGAGCTGCACCATTGGCGAAGAACTTCGCCCCGTACTCCTCACAGGCGATTGCCATGCCGATGGCGTTCTTTGCCATAGCGATGGGGCTGTAGCCCACAAGTCCGTCAAAGCCAAGCCCCGGAATATGCAGCACATCCGAGGGTTTCAGCCGCACGACTGTACCCTTGACAGTTGGCGCATCGTCGGTGCTGACGGTGTATTCGTAGTAGAGCTTGCCGTCCCTGTCACGGTCCACCGTCATTCTGTCCGGCATCAGTGGGTAGAGGGCAATGACCTCGCCCTTGCCGTTGCGGATGATCTGGGCGTAGGCGTTTCCCCACAGGAGAAGGTGGGTCATGAGCGTTTCCCTAAACACGAAGGAACTCATCTCCGGGTTTGGCTCATCGTGCAAAAGCAGATACAGCGGATGGTAGATGGCCTTTTCCTTGCCGCCATCCTCCTTATAGCGGTAAAGGTGGAGCGGCAGTCCCGCCACAGCCTCCGCCAGGATACGGACGCAGGAATACACCGCCGTCATCTGCATGGCGGAGCGTTCATTCACTCGCTTGCCTGCCGAGCTGCTGCCAAAGAAAAAGCTGTAGGTGCTGCCCGTGGTGCGGTTCTGGGGCTTATCCCTGGAACGGAAAAGCCCTGAAAAGATACCCATATATGATCACCGTCCTTCCTCAAATAAACAAAAGGCCCCGGCTGTCATAAACCGAAGCTCCCGTATCGTTGCCACAGCGGATCGCCCGGTCAAGCCCCATGATGGTGGCGATTGCTCCGTCGATTTTCTCTGTGGATTTTTCCTTGTCCGCCTTGATGTTGCCTGCCGGGTCGGTGCGGATGTAGATGTTATCCATCATCCACCGCAGCACCGGGTGGCCGCCGTGGGCGATTTTCTCCTCCAGTACCAGCTTCATCAGTTCTTTAGTCGGCGGAGACATATCTTTAAAGCCCTGCCCGAAGGGGACTACCGTAAAGCCCATGCCTTCCAGGTTCTGCACCATCTGCACAGCGCCCCAGCGGTCGAAGGCAATCTCCCGGATGTTGAACTTCTCGCCGAGCCTTTCGATGAATTTCTCAATGTAGCCGTAGTGGACCACGTTGCCTTCCGTGGTCATCAGCGTCCCCTGCCGCTCCCACAGGTCGTAGGGAACATGGTCGCGCCGGACACGAAGATCCAGAGTTTCTTCCGGTATCCAGAAGTATGGAAGGATATAGTATTTGTCCTCCTCATCCATCGGTGGGAACACCAGCACAAAGGCTGTGATATCCGTGGTGGAGGATAAGTCCAGACCGCCGTAGCAGATGCGCCCCTCCAGATCGTCCTCGGAAACAGTGAATGCACAGGCGTCCCATTTTTCCATCGGCATCCAGCGCACCGACTGCTTGACCCACTGGTTGAGCCTTAGCTGCCGGAAAGCGTTCTCCTCGCCCGGATTCTGCTGGGCGGATTCACAGGCGGCTTTGACCTTATCGATACCCACCGTGATGCCGAGAGATGGATTGGCTTTCTTCCAGACCTCCGGGTCTGTCCAGTCCTCATCCTCGGCAGCACCGTAAATGATGGAGTAGAAGGTGGGATCGACCTTCCTGCCTTCCGCAATGTCGATGGCTTTCTGATGCACCTCATAGCAGATGGAGTTGGTGTCGTTTCCGGCAGTAGTGATTAGGAAATACAGCGGCTGCATCCTGGCGTCCCCGGAGCCCTGGAGCATAACGTCAAAGAGCTTTCGGTTGGGCTGGGTATGCAGCTCATCGAAAATGACGCCGTGGGTGTTGAAGCCATGCTTGTTCGCCACATCTGCTGACAGCACCTGATAGGAGCTGTTGGTAGGGAGATAGGTGATCTTCTTCTGGGATTCCAGGATCTTTACGCGCTTTGAGAGTGCCGGGCAAAACCGCACCATGTCCACAGCCACATCAAAGACGATCTTTGCCTGGTTCCTGTCGGCGGCGCATCCGTACACCTCGGCGCGTTCCTCACCGTCCCCGCACAGGAGCAGGAGCGCCACAGCGGCGGCAAGCTCCGATTTGCCCTGTTTCTTCGGTATCTCGATGTAAGCTGTATTGAACTGCCGGTAGCCGTTGGGCTTTAGGACACCGAACAGGTCACGGATGATCTGCTCTTGCCAGTCGATCAGTTCAAAGGGCTTGCCTGCCCAGGTGCCTTTGGTGTGGCAGAGGGACTCGATGAACATGACCGCATAGTCGGCGGCGTCCTTATCGTAGTGCGAGGTTTTCGCCATAAACCTGGTAGGCTTGTATTTCTTCAGTTTTCGCATAGGCACCACCTCCAAAATGGCATAAAAAAGAGCCGCATGACTGCGACTTCCAAAATGTATCTGTACGAGAGAAAGAGCCGTGCGGCTCGTTCTCAGGGTATTGTTTTCGCTGTTATTTACTGCTGCATCGCCCAGGCAATAGCGTGACCGCCATCCTCGAAAAGTTCCCCGCTCATGGCGATGAGGTTCAGTCGGCACTCGATGTGGCTGTATCCGGTTTCCTCCGGGGTCTCAATGAACTCGTACACTCCGGCGATGAATCCCTTCCATGCGTGGTCGGTGACCAGTACCTTATCGCCCATCTTCAGCACTGCGCCTTCTCCGGCGGTAACCTTCATCGAAAGGTTCTCCATCGTGCTGGTGTTCGGTAGCCGGTAGTGGTTTTCGCAATTCTCGGTGTAGTCTTCGTATCTCTTAATTCCTGTGTTTTCCATCATCGTATCCTCCGATTTCTTAGTTGCTCCTGAGAACATCCACCAGCCATTCCGCTTCCTTGTGGTATTCGCCGGTGGCTTTCTCCAGAATGCTGCTGTCTTCATCGATGTAGCAAAGGGCTTTTCCGACCTTCACAAATCGTGTGTTCTCGTATCCGGGAAGGCTGGTGCGGTAGACCTTTGCGCTGCGGCTCTCACCGTCGTAGCTCTTGCCATCCCAGCCGTTGAAGGTGAAGCGGACGCTCTCGCGGGTCCTGGTAAAGCTCCCTTCAAAATCCTCTCTGGTGATTGCGGTGTTATGCTCCTTAAGGCTGAAGCTGTTCCTCATCTGGTAAATGTTCATCATGTTGGTTTCCTCCGTTTTTCTTTGTTTTCCCTTTCGGTGTGTACATATTCGCTCTAAAAGCACAGAATAGCAAGTTAATTCCGAGCATAATCTGCACAAAGATCAGTGGAGGAAACTGTGTACATTACTCCTGCATATGGCGGTGGATCGTCTCGATGATCTGTTCCTGCTCGGCGGTGTCCACGCCGATTGACCGGAGCGCCTGCCTTGTCCCACAGTCTGGGCAGATGAGGGTCTTGTTGTCCTCCCTGGAAAGCGCCGGAGCGCCATGATAAGTCCTGCCGCAAAGTGGGCAGACCGCCGTCCTTATGATGTTATCCTTCATAGCCGCATACCTCCCTGCATTTTTCGTAGGCGTCGATCAGAATGTTCTTGTCGAAGTAAAAGGTGTCGTATCCCTCCAAGCAGGTCCTCATGTAAAAGTTGGTGGGGATGCCGATGGGGCGCTCCTCATGCATGATGTAGGCAAAGGCCGTCACCGTTCTGCGTTTCCCTGTACGGATTCCCTTGTATTGGAGATTGATGTCCTTCTTGTAGTAGAAATTGGGAAATCCCTCGTAGCGGTCGAGGGCGGCTTCATCCGCAGCCGTTACCTCCCAGATCACCACGGGAACCGTGCCGCTTTCGCATTCCTCAATCGTGAGGTAAGAGCCGGTCTTGCTTCCTTTGAACAGTAGCTCCCATCCCTTGAGAGCAGCTGTACCAAGGATCGTGGCGTGAGGGCAGCGCATCTGCATCTGCGGAACATTGAGGTTGCTGCCGTAGGCGATGTAGTATCTTTTTTCTTTCATGTGTATCCATCCTTTCCTGGAGGACTTAGGTTACTTGTCCTTCTACCACCCTAAGACCGCCGAAGCGGTCAGGGGCAGGGCATTTAACCTAAATCCTTCAAGCGGCTGCTCTGCCATGCCGGAAGGCTGTATCTCCAGTAAGGTTGCGGGTCAGGAAATCTCTGGCCGTTGCGAACTCCTCGCCGATGAAGCCCATGCGGAGGAGCCAGGTTCTCATGGCGTACTTGGGGTTTTCGCTCTGCTGGGGCTTGGGGCTTGCCGTCCGCACATCCTTTGCCATCTGGCTCAGGGCCAGGCAAAGCTGAATGTAGCTTTTGAGCTGTCCTGCGTGGATGCCGCCCCGACGCTCTGTGGTCGGCTCGTCAAACTGGAAGAGCCTGAACTCGACTGTCCCTTTGGTAAAGGTGGCGTGGAGGTTGAGCATATGGTAGCGGCTGTCGTTGTAATGCTGGTTCCTGCCGTAGCTTGCGCCGTGGCTGGTGTACCAGATGTCCGCAAGCTGTGCCATCGTCTTGGGCTTTCTGCTGTTGACCTTGGCGAGAAAGTTGGGGTCTACCGTGCGGCAGTAGCGGCTCATGCGGCTGCGGTCGAGCTTTAAAGCCTCGGCGATCAGGCTTTCGTGGCTTGCCATGATGTTGGCAAGGTTCCGAAGGCTCTGCGGCGTATGCCCCTGCGCACCGATGTGGATGTGGACTCCGCATCCCCTGGAGGCGTCGCTTTTCGCTCCCGCGTGTCTGAGCTGTCTGCAAAGCTCCTGCAGGGTCTCAATGTCCCCGTAGGTCAGGATCGGGGTGACCAGTTCGCATTTCTGCTCGTCCGGTCCTGCGATGGAAACGTCCTTCTGGAATTTCCACTCGCGCCCTTGTGCGTCCCAAGCCGACCAGGTGCTGTAGCCGTTGCGGCCTGCGGTATTCTCAAATCTGCCTGTACCGAAGAAGTCGGCGGCAACCTTGGCTGCCTTCTGGCGGGTGATGCTGTTCATCTCGACCTCGACCCCGATGGTCTGGTTTTTCATCTCTGTGATCTGCCTTGCTGTTTTCTCGTTCATGGTGAATCCTCCGTTTTCGTTTGGTGTGTTTTCCCTTTCGGTGTACACATATTCGCTCTAAAAGAGGATAATAGCAAGGCCATTTCCGATAATATACTACACAAAGATGACCGCAAAATATTGTGTAGTTTACACCTGTTTATTACCATCAGATGTGTTCTTAACCTTTTGGCACAGATCCTCTCCAAACGCCACGGAAAGGCCGCTGCCGTTGTCCCAGGCGACCATGATGGAGCCGATATCATCCACGCCCATCACAGTGCCCTGTGTGCCGATTGGCGGTGCCTGGGGATCGTCCATTTGTAGCAGCTCCACACGGGTGCCGGAAGGAAACTCCTTGCGGATGCGCTCCACAACTTCCTTACTCGGAAACCGCATGGTCAGCACCTCCATTCTTAAATGCCGAAGAACCGGAGAGGTTCTTCAGCAGGATCTTGCGTTCGACTTTGTATTCACTGCCTATGAAGCCCAGGCGCAGGAGAAAGCAGCGGAAGGCGTACTTCTCATTATCCACCGCTTTCTCCGTGACCGTCACGCGCTTGGCGTTTTTGCTCATCTCGCAGAGTGCGGAAATGAAATGGGTGTAGGCTTTGACCGCATCGGCGTCAGGCATCTCTCTAAACCAGGGAAATGCTACCCGGTCTTCCTGAATCTCAATTGGAAGTTCGCTAACACCGAGCGCCTTCTTAATCAGGCTACCTTTGGCATCCAGCAGTTTAGTGAGGTTGCCAACCGCCGCTTTGTCCAGCGGAATCTCCACTGTAAGCCCCACAGTTTCGCTCTGTGGCGCAGTGTCGGCGGCTTCGGATTCTTCCTCGGAGAGCTGTTCCTCGCCGTCCTGCGCCTCGCATTCAAAGCCTGCGGCGGTGATAGCTTCAAGTACCTGCTCGACCTCCTCGCTGTCGGCGCAGTCGTCAAACAGGAGCGTCCCGTCCTTGGTGACCGTGAAGTAGTCGATCTCATAATTGCAGGTGGGCATGAATTTGTATTCCGCCCTGGCACCTGTGGCATCCGAAATGACCTTGACCAGTTCCTTGCGCTTTGCGCCTGTCACATTGTATCTGATTTCCATGTGCGAAAACCTCCTTTGTTTTTGGTAGTCACATATTCGCTCTGAACCCCTGAAATAGCAAGCGATTTCCGCACATTTTGCTTTAGAATAGCTGCCTGATCATTCGCCGGATAACTGTGCATAGTACACGATGCCGGAAAGCACAAAACAGACGTTGGGAAGCGCCACGCCGTTGCCCCACATCTTGTATTCCGCAGAATCGGAGTGAGGGTCTTTCAGCCACTTGATGATCTGATTGCGGCTCTTCGGCTTGGAGGAAGCTCCCATGACCCTCCGGTGTGTCTCAAACACCTCCGTCCAGAACTCGATCTCTTCCTCGGTCGGTTCGTCAGTCTCTAAATTGGAACACCACCAGTCCGGGAACCCTTGCAGTCTGGCACATTCGGTAGGCGTCAGTCTGCGAACAATGTAGTCAGGCTCCTTGGATACGGTAGGCGGATCTTTGAAATCTGTAGCGACCAACGTTTCCGTCACATCATCATCCGTAAAATTGGTGTGAAAGGAACTCTTGCTTGAATGATAGATAGGCTGTCCGACCGCTCCCGGTCCTTTGGACACCATCGTTGGCTCGATCTCTGTTTCCACCGTGATTCCGAACTTGGCATTCCGTCCCATGTTGTATGTGGCACGGTCGATTCCGTAGGCTACCGCATGACGGTCGGTAGCATCCAGCGTGAAGGACACATCCTCATTGACGCCGCTGCCCTGGGGACCGTTCTTGTCGGATCTTCCGATCATGGAACCCTGCACAGCCACCACAGCCATGCCGCCCTGGTTGCAGGAGGGATTGCCGCCCCCCCTGTCCAAACAGCGGGAAGTGTCCGCTTCATAAAAACCGCTGTGCGGATTGTCCGATTGCATGGCGTGGCTCTGCTTGGAGCAGATGCCGTAGACCTTCGGCACAAATACCGTCTGGTCATTGTTGCAGCCGAGGGTAGCGGATTTGTTCTCCTGAATTAATGCACCCTTGCCGCCGCCCTCACAACCGGAGCGGATCTTCAGCGTCTTTGGCGTTTCCACCACGAAGGGCTGATTGTTGCCGCCCGTTCCGTAGGTAGACATGACCGTTGGTGCCGTCTTCAATGGACCGGTGTATCTGGTGTCCTGGCTATGGTTCTCATAGACTGCTGCAGGGACTGTTCCTGCCCGGAGGGTGGGAGAGGTTTCCTCCTCGTAACCGATGGAGCGGCTGTGTGCGGAATGCTCGGTGCAAAATCCTGCCGATTCCATCACGCAGGGAGGATGATGGGCTTCTGCCCGGAGAGTGCAGGTGACGCCGTCCGTTACATCCATACGGTTTCCACCCTGGTCATTCAGGCAGACGCAGCCTGCCGCTCCAGAGCCTTTTTCAGAAGCTCCGGCAGCTCCTTGCCACGAACGGAAGCCCTGTGGAGTATACCCAGACACGCCTTCGGACTCAAATAGTATTTTTCCGGCACTCCCGCCTGCAAGATCTGCGACAAGGTAGATACGTTTTCTGCGCTGGGGAACTCCCCAGTACTGCGCATCAAATACCCGCCATGCGAGACTGAAATCATCTGCCACGATCTCTCCGGCGGTCGGCCACCCCTCAGGTCGAGGAGTATGAATTTCGTATCCCTTGACCGAGCAGACCTCTTCGAGGACGGACTGGAAGTCCGCGCCCTTGTTGGAGCTGAACGCGCCGGGGACGTTCTCCCATATGATGTATCTTGGATATCTGCCATTGGTTTTGCACCTCATTTCCTTTACGATTCGGACGGCTTCATAGAAAAGACTGGAACGGGAGCCGTCCAAGCCCTCCCGCCGACCTGCGATACTCATGTCCTGGCAGGGTGAGCCGAAGGTGATGATATCCACCGGCTCAATATCTGCGCCGTTCATTTTCGAGACATCGCCGTAATGCTTTATAAACGGCAGCCGTTTGGTGGTCACCCGGATAGGAAACGGCTCGATCTCCGAAGCCCACACAGGGGTAATGCCGGAGATCAAGCCGCCTAAAGGAAAACCGCCGGAGCCGTCAAACAGGCTGCCGAGGGTCAGTTTATTCTGTTCCATCCGCGACCTCCTCATAGCTGTATGTCTTACCGTCTCTCAGGACGCTTACGCCATCCGCAGAGCCGACCTGCTCGATGTAGCGGTTCACGATGACATCGCAGAACTTCTCGTCCAACTCAATGGTTCGGCAGATGCGGTCGGTCTGCTCACAGGCAATGAGGGTAGAACCGGAGCCGCCGAAGGGGTCCAGCACCACCGAGTTTGCCATACTGGAGTTGCCGATGGGATAAGCCAGCAGTGGGATTGGCTTCATGGTGGGATGGTCGCCGTTCTTCTTGGGTTTGTCGAACTCCCAGATGGTGGTTTCCTTCCTGCCCGTGTACCACTGGTGCCTGCCGTTTTTCTTCCAGCCGTACAGCACAGGCTCATGCTGCCACTGGTAGGGAGAGCGTCCAAGTACCAGGGACTGCTTCTTCCAGATACAGCAGCCGGATAAATAAAATCCCGCATCGGCAAACGCCCTGCGGAAATTGAGTCCTTCGGTGTCGGCGTGGAACACATAGATGGATGCGTCCGCCGCCATGACCGACTCCATATTCTGAAATGCGGCAAGCAGAAACTCATAGAATTTCTCGCCTGCCATATTGTCGTTCTTGATTTTGCCCGCCGAGCCTTCATAGTTGACGTTGTACGGCGGGTCCGTAATAACCAGGTTTGCTTTGACGCCATCCATGAGTGTGGTGTATGTCTCAGCCTTCGTGGAGTCCCCGCACACCAGACGATGCCTGCCAAGCGTCCATACATCGCCAAGCCGGGAGAACGCAGGTTTTTGCAGTTCCGCGTCCACATCGAAGTCATCCTCTTTGGCTTCCATGCCGTCATCAAACAGAGCTGCCAGTTCCTTTTCATCAAAGCCGGTGAGCAGAGGGTCAAAGTCCATGCCCTGCAAAGACTCGATCTCCACACGCAGAAGCTCCTCATCCCATCCGGCATCCATCGCCATGCGGTTGTCGGCGATGATGTAGGCTTTCTTCTGCGCTTCGGTAAGGTGGTCGGCAAAGACACACGGAACTTCCTTGATGCCTTCTTCTTTGGCAGCAAGAATACGTCCATGTCCGGCGATTACATTGAAATCCCTGTCAATGATAACGGGGTTGATAAAGCCGAACTCCCGGAGGGAGGAGCGGAGCTTCGTAATCTGCTCCGGGGAGTGGGTGCGGGCGTTGTTCACATAGGGTACCAACTTGGAGATTGGCACCAGCTGCATTTCCGTTGTCGTTTTCATCGCACCAGCCCCCATTCCGCAAATTTCTCAAAGCCGCCGAGGGACTGGATGTATCTCCGGGCAGTCTCCACGATCTCCGCATAGGGAATGCCGTCCACAGTATCGTCTCCGATGGCGCAGCACAGTTCCACCGGCTTTCCCGTTTCCTGCGCCTTCAGCCAGGCGTAAATATTGACCGACACATCTGCCTTGGAGAGATCTTTTCCATGCAGACCGCCGCCTGTGACGGAGTCTGCCATGTCGCTGCCCAGCTTGCGATTGGTGGCACCCGTGTCCACGTCCGTGCCGCCCGTCCAATCACCGAGCGGATTGATCTCGGCGTGAGGATACACTTCCTTGAGGTGCTGAGTCCTGGCGTTGCTCTGACAGAGAATTAGCCTTGCACCGTCCAGAATGCACTTCCCGTCATAGGGATAAGTGTGATACACACTTTTGGCGATCTCGCAGAGTGCTTTCTGCTCCTCCGTAACCGGCACCCCTTTGAAAATGCCGTTGTCACCGCAGCGGATTCCTTCTGCCTGGTTATTGGCAAGGTGTCCGTCCTGCGGCACTTTCACATAGTCCGTGTGCAGATTTCCTGCAATGCGGTGAACAATTGATTTTACTTCATCCAAAGAGATGTGTGCCGATGTCTCCGCAATGATATGGCAAACGCCGTGACCGATGAGAACCTCCACGGCGATCCTTGGATTTTCTTCTTTTCTGTACGCCGCATCCACCAGAGCGCCGGCGATACGGTCAGCCACCTTGTCCGGGTGGCACGGATTTACCTTTTCAAACATAGCTTTATCCTTTCCGCGCCCGCAGCAGACGCTCCATCAAATCATCCTGGGGAGATACCTCGCCGTAGTCGGTGCTGCAGTTTTCCTTTACGATCTGGAAGATCTCGTTCCAGAGCCGCACCGCCTGGTTCATGTAGTTGATGCCGATGTTGATAAAAGGCGATGGGATCGGCTTCTGGGTGGTCGGGTGCTTGGAGAGGAAGCCCATGCGGTTGGTCATCTCCTCGCACTGAATCCAGCGGGCGCTGCACATGGCGTACCGCTCCAAAAGCTGTGGGGACACCTTAGCGGCACAGCCGATCTTCTTCAGCCACTCCCAGGTTTCTTTATAGATTTCCTCTGCCTGGAGCGTACTTCCGTCACGCTGCTCGGCAGAGAGGAACTCATGGGGTTTTGGCATATCGACACCCTCGACTTCGGGAATGTCCAGCACTTCTAATCTTCGTCCGCCCGGATTGCCGTTCTCGGCTTTCTCCTTGACGGCAGACTTTTTTCTTCCCGCACCGGGTCTCGCACCTCCGCGCCCGCCTGTGTTATTGGATTTTGTCGGCATTTTCTCACCTCTTTTCCGTAAAAAATAAGCAGCCCTGACAGGCCGCCGTCAATTACCCTTTTGATTTCGCCTTTTTCGCGCACGAAGCCCCGGGCCGCTGCCCGCATACAGGACCCGCAGAGATTTGACCGCCCTACCGGTCGCCAATGTCGTGGTGGATCTTGGTGTGGCAGGATCGGCAAAGGCTCATTAAGTTATCCCTTGCATGAGTGCCGCCCTGAGAGATGGGAACGATGTGGTGTACCTCATCCACAGGAATCAGCCGTCCTTCCTTGAGACACATCTCGCAGAGAGGATGCGCCGCAGCATAGCGGTCACGGATTCGCTTCCAGGCTCTGCCGTATTTCTTGTTTACGTCCGCACTGCGTTCGTATTTGTTGTACTGCCTACGGGCAATGGCTTCATGCTCCTTGCAGTACTGACCGTCCGTGAGGTTAGGACAGCCGGGGTAGGAGCAGGGACGCTTTGGTTTTCTTGGCATCGCTTCACCTCCTTCGGGCATACAAAAAGCCCCCACAGGATCGCTCCCATGAAGGCTGTTTTTGTATTCTACTTCGCTATTGTAATGATATCACAGACGGGTGTGCCATACTGTCCCAAAAGGTCTCAAAGTGTGCCAACTTTTAATTCGGCACAGGAAAATTCTGAAGTGCCGACCCGTGAATCCGATGCACGGTGCTTTTTGACACGCACATCATGTGTTCGATCTCTTCCCAGGAGAAACCGTCAAGGTAACGGTAGCGGAGAAGGATCTGCTCCTCATGGCTGTCCAGCATATCGATCCGCATATTAATCTCGTCCCGCAGGCTGATTAGATACGCCACCTTTTCCGCCACATCCCTCTGGATGGCGTCGATTTTCTCAAGGCATCGTACAAAAGGGGCTTCTGTCGGTTTATTTGGATTGTAGTGCGGTTCGAAATTACTGCCTGAGACGCTGCTCGATAAATCCCTCCAGTAGTCAATCTCACGCAGGCGGCAGTTTATAAGGGCATCCAGGTGCCGCGCCTGGTTCAGATACTCTTTTGCGGTCATGCGTCCACCTCCTTCTGCAGGGAGCGGATCAGCATCTCGCCATTCACATCTGTGAGTGCCGAGTACCACTGCGAACGGAAGAACCGCTCAATTTCGGCTTTATCTGCCTGTGCCGTCCTATTACGGGAGTTGGCTTTCAGGCTTTTCAGCGCCATGCGGTAATCCTTCACAGCTTGCAGGATGATGGCGTTCGCAAGGTCCTCGTAAATCGTGATATTGCTCATATTCGCACCTCCGAAATTTTGATCCTCGGATTGGCACGGATTTTCTTAGATTGTCTCAGATTTTCAAGTCCGCTTTCACGGCGTCGATTAGCGCCGTCTGGGTATGCTCCTTTTTGGAGATGGCTTTCATGATGCGTTCGTCAATGGTGCCCTTTGTGACGATGTGCTGTACCACCACAGTTTCAGAAGTCTGCCCCTGCCGCCAGAGTCGCGCTATGGTCTGCTGATAAAGCTCCAGGCTCCAGGTCAGTCCGAACCACACGATGGCCGAACCGCCGCTTTGGAGATTCAGCCCATGCCCGGCGGAAGCGGGATGGATCAGCGCCACCGGCAACTCGCCATTGTTCCATCTGCGGATACTGGCGGCGTCATCCAGCTTTGAGAACGGGATATGCAGCTTTTGCAGCCTTTCCGAAATACGGGTCAGGTCATGCTTGAACCAGTAAGCCACCAGAAGCGGTTTGCCGTTGGCGGCTTCGATGATGTCCTCCAAAGCGTCAAGCTTGCGGTCGTGGATGCGGATGGTTTCGCCGCCGTCGTCATAGATTGCGCCGTTCGCCATCTGGGAGAGTTTCCCGGAGAGGGAGGCGGCGTTGGCGGCAGTGATCTCTGCGTCGCCCAGCGACAGCACCAGCTCCTGTTTCAAGTCCGTGTATTTTTTCTGTTCATCCTCGGAAAGCCGAACCGTGTATTCACTGCTGACCAGCTTTGGCATATGCAGGTGGTCGGCGGACTTCATAGAGATGGTGATGTCCGAAATCTGTCGGTAGATGGCGTCCTCTGCATAGGGCAGGGGTTTGTAGGAGTAGATGACCTGGCCGTTTCGCTTGTCCGGCGTGAAGTAATCGGTGCGGTACTTGGTGATGAACCGTCCAAGCCGCTGCCCCATGTCCAGGATGCGAAACTCCGCCCACAGATCCATCAGACCGTTGGACGCAGGAGTGCCGGTCAGTCCGACGATGCGGCTCACCTTTGGTCTGACCTTTAACAGTGACTTGAACCGCTTTGTCTGGTGATTCTTGAACGAGGATAACTCATCGATCACCACCATATCGAAGTCAAAGGGAATGCCGCTCTCATCAATGAGCCACTGGACGTTTTCCCGGTTGATGATGTAGATGTCAGCGCGTCTCATCAATGCCGACCGGCGCTGGGCTTCCGTCCCGACAGCCACGGAGCAGATGAGATCCTGAAGGTGATCCCACTTATCCGCTTCAGACGTCCATGTGTCCCGCGCCACTCTTAAGGGTGCGATGACCAGCACTTTATGGACCTCGAAGCTGTCAAACAGCAGGTCGGCTATGGCTGTCAGCGTGATGCTGGTTTTTCCCAGGCCGCAGTCTAAGAAGATAGCGGCTGCGGGGTGTGTCTCGATGTAATCCACCGCATATTTCTGATATTCATGAGGTTCGTATCTCATCCAGTATCCCTCCAATCTGCTCCATATCGTCCAGCACATACACCGGAAATCCCAGCCGCCGCAAAAGCCTGTGGCGGGAAAGCTGTAGCGGTCTCGGCTTTTCTCCCGGAGTCTTGACTTCAACAAAGCCTATCCGTCCATTCGGCAGCAGCACCATGCGGTCCGGCATACCGTCAAAACCGGGAGAGACGAGCTTGGGACAGATGCCGCCGGCTTGTTTGACCATCTGCGTCAGTTTCTTTTCAATTTCTTTTTCTCTCATGGGCGTATCCTTTCTATGGGGTCGGCTAATTCAAAAGCGGCGTAGGCGGCTGAGACAAAATTGTCGAGGGGTTTGCCCTTGTAACTCCAAGATGTCTTGCCATCTACATAAACGCTGTAGCGATTGCCGCCCTTATTGTTGATAAACACCTTTCTGCCCTGATAAGTCAGCTGATAGTTGCCGTACCAGTTCTTCCGCCATTGACGGTGAGGAAAGTTCCGCTTCCGTTTGGCTCGGTTTTTCATAAGCCGCTCACGCTCTCTGGCGGCAAGGATATCGCCCTCCATAATCCCTGCGCAGATACAGCCGACTGAAACAGTCTCAAAATACTCGTCATGCCGCATCACATGGACAAAGCGTACCTGTGAACAATCGCAGAGTTCACAGGTGAACAGGTCGATGTGATCGGGATCTTCCTCTTCATCGGCCACATCGTAAATATATTCACAATACCAGCCGGAGAGGGGCGCTCCCCATTCCTGGAGCCGCTTCTGACACCTGCGGACATATGCGCTGTCTATTTCATACATTGACATTTTGATTTACCTCCGTGTTCTTAAAAACCTGAAAATCCTTACGCGCGTGCGTATGCGTGATTTACGGGTTCTGTACAGTCTTTTTGATACATTTCCGATTTATATGCTTTTTTAGGAACACAGGAACGGAGCCTGTAAAGTTACCTTGCGGCGGCACATTCGGTGTGTTCCTGGCGGCGTTCCCGGAGTCTCCCCTGGGAACACTGCCGGAAGTCGGGAACTGTTCCTTATTCGCTCCGTTCCCGAAAAATCAGTCAGGAACATCGCCGGGAACAAAGACGAACTGGGGCCCGTATGGCTTGACGCGCTCCTTTTTCTCCTTGCGTACCCAGCCGAGCTTGGTGAGCATGGCTGTGAGGTTGTTGGATTCGGCGCGGCCAAGGCTGCCCTGGTCTTTGCCAAAAAGCTCACACCAGATCTCCATATTGCAGACGCGTGTTCTGGCGACCGTACCAGCACGGCCGATATTATTCACCCCGGCGAGGAAGGAGCGGCGGTCGAACAGATCCATGCCGTCCCAATCCTCAGGGAGCAGAGTTTCCAGATACTCGCGCACCAGCCCTTCGCGCTCATCGGACTCCAGCGCTTCCCGCTGTTCGCTCTTGGCGAGTGTCTCCAGATCGGGAGCCAGATGCAGCTTCTCGCCGTTCTCCACAAGCACCAGCACCTCCGCCCAGATCTGGCTGATATCTTCATGGGTGAGTTCCCAGGAGTGCTTTGCGCCGCCGCCCGGCGTTTTGACCGGCCAGAACCGACGGTTGCCCGTGGTGTCCCGCAGGTAGCCGGACTCGGCATTGGTGGTGCCAAAGAAGATGCACTGCCTTGGATGCGGCGTTGCCCGTCTGCCGAATGCGGCGCGATAGATATCGTTCTGTCGGGAGAGGAAGGAGCGCAGCGTCTCCACCTCGGCTTTGCGAAGTCCCGCCAGCTCACCGATTTCCAGAATCCAATAGCCCTGCAGTTTCTCGGCGGCGGTCTTGTCCTTGGTATCGCTCAGGTTCAGGCTGTCAGAGAACCATTCCCCGGCAAGGCGGGAGATAAGAGTGCTTTTGCCGATGCCCTGGGGACCGTTCAAGACCAGCATGGTATCGAACTTCACACCCGGCTCCTGCACCCGGCGCACGGCGGCGCAGAGGGTCTTTCTGGTCACAGCGCGGACATAGGAATTATCCTCCGCGCCCAGATAGTCGATGAGGAGCGTGTCCACACGGGGAACGCCGTCCCACTCCGGCAGAGCCGCCAGATATTTACGGATGGGGTGGTAGGAGCGGTCGTCCGCCACCTTGGTTACAGCGATCTGATAATTGCGCTGGGAGAATGTGCCGTAGTGGGAATCCACATAGCTGATCAGCTGGGCATCGTCAGCGTCCCTCCAGTATTTGGATGGGTGCTTCCAGGGCACCTCGCCCTTGATCTCCATGCCGTCCAGCTGCTGGTTGAATACGATATTCTGGAGCTGTGGGTCGTTCTGGAGGATGAGCGTGATGTTGTGGAGGTTGTTTTTCAGAACTGTAGAGCGGGGTTCGTACTGGAAACGCTTCTGCCAGTCGGTATCCTCGCTGCCGGAGAAATCCGTCTCGGCATCCGCCATCCGTTCGCTTGCCGCCAGCAGCTTTACCTCATCTTGCTGCATGGCGAACTCGCACATCGCCTTGTACGACGCTTTTTCGTCCAGATCTCCAAAGCGGTGGATACGGACGATGTCAAAGGCGTTGCACAGCTTGAGGTAAGCCGGGTCTTTGGCATGGTGGCTGTAGACGAACTTGTCCTCCTTGACCTCTACGCCCGCCATGCTGGAGGATGCGATCAGGTGCCAGCGGTTCTCATTGTCGGTCGGCTCATAGACATCGGAGAGAAATGCCTCCAGCGCCTTGCTGATGGGATAATAGGTGCGGTTGAACAGGCCCACCACGCCTTCTTTGGTCAGAGGATCCTGCACCTTCTGCTGTGCGGTGGTATTCGCTTTGCTCTCCCTGGAAGAGGTGGGCAGTCTTGTGGGGTCAGTCCATTCCGGGTGCTTTGCGAGGATTGCATCGGGATCGAGCCAGCCACCGTCCGTCTCCTTATACACAAAGGAGCCGTTAGCCGGAGTGGACGGCCAGTACATCAGCTGATTGGGCTGGTAGGAGCATTCGTCAAAATAGTCGATGCCCAGCATCTGAGCGAGATAGCGGGACACCGCCACAAATTCCTCCGGGGTCACATCCCTGGTCAGCGGGAACACCAGCCGGACGCGGGGATTTTCCTCTGTGCTGCTGTGGGTGGTATACAGCGCGGAGGTATAGGGGCAGAGCGTTTCATAGCCTTCCAGAAAAGCGGCGTCGATGCGGTCACCGTCAAGCGCCACCATCGAGCGGCTCTCCACGGTATCGACCTTGCGTCTGCCGCCTTTCAGCACACCCGCCACAAAGCCGCCGTGGTCTTTGGCAGTGTCGCGCTGGGCGCGGCTCATCTTTGCATATTCCTCGGCGGACTCGGTGGTGCGGATAGGCACTCGGAGCCGTTCCTTCAGATCGTCAAACCGTATGGTCTTGTTGACCCATCTCTTTGCCTGCCGGTTGTTGCCGTAGGCGATGTTCAGTTCACGCATAGTCGGTTACCTCCTCACA